TGTCGATGGAAGGAATGCCCCTGACCGAAGCCGACAAAGAAAATATGCGGGAAGTCCTGCGCGGAACGGTTTCGTTTGATGAAATGAAGAAACGCATCCTTGCCGACTATCAGCCGGGGCAAATTTCACATGAGCGGATATGATTACGAATATGAATGGGATAGCAAATATTGTTATCCCAATTCATCCGTCTTAAAAAATAAGCTGAATCTTCGAGATGCCGCGTCGCTTTCAGAAGCGGAAAGGCGGATTACTTCACTCAATCTTCTGCGGATAAAGGACAATCCGGTTCGCGGCAAATTCGACCTCAAGCATTTGCGGGACATACACAGGGCAGTTTTTCAGGATATTTTTACATGGGCGGGACAGCTTCGGACGGTGGATATCTCTAAAGGCAATCAGTTTTGCCTGTGCCAACATCTGGAGACCTATGCCGGGGGCATTTTTTCCAAACTCAAAGCGGATAACTATTTGCTGGGTAAAACGCAAAAGGAAATGCCCGAAAGGTTGACCTATTATCTGAGCGAAATCAATGTTATGCACCCGTTCCGCGAGGGCAACGGCAGAACACAGCGGGTTTTCATAGAGTATCTCGCACAGGCAGCGGGATATTACATGGATTTTTCGCTGGTTGACAGCAGGGAAATGATAGAAGCCAGCGCCCTGTCCTTCGCCCGTGAATACGGAATGATGGAAGAAATGTTCAAGCGTATACTAACGCCCATTACGCCGCAGGAACAGCGGGAGTTCCGCAAAAAACTAGGCTTGGACAAACCGGAATGAATCCGTTGGTATTACAGACATCATATTACAGAGCGCCACAGGAAACTGTGGCGCTCTTCCATTTTCACCCACTGAAAGGAGGCAGACAACTTGCCAAGCAAAGCTCAAATATATACGCAGCTCGCGGACGATACGGCGAGACAGCTTACCCACAGTTACAAGGACTGGACGGCTTTTCTCACTACCGCCGCAAGGCAATACAAATACCCGTATCACGAGCAGCTCATGATATACGCACAGCGCCCCGATGCCACGGCCTGCGCGGATTATGACCTGTGGAACAAGACCATGCGCCGCTATGTCCGGCGCGGCTCTAAGGGCATTGCCCTCATTGACGATACCGGGGATAAACCGGAATTGCGCTATGTTTTCGATATCTCCGACACAGGCGGGAACGAAAACTCCCGCCGACCGTTTTTATGGGAGTACCGCCCGGAGCATGATAATGTTGTGTCCATTGAGCTGGAACGCAATTTCCTTGTCGGCGGCAACAGCGGTCTTGACCGCCAATTTGAGGATATCGCCGCTCAGCTTGCGGATGAATACTGGCAAGACCACGGGCGCGACCTTCATGACATCGTTGACGATAGTTTTTTAGAGGAGTACGATGAATATAACATCGGAGTGCAGTTCCGAAACGCGGCGGCGGTCAGTATCACATATTCCCTCATGTCGCGCTGTGGTCTTGAGCCGGAGGAATATTTTGAGCATGAGGATTTTCTCAGCATTTTCGATTTCAATACCCCGGCGACCATGAGCTTTCTCGGAACGGCGGTCAGTGAAGCAAACCAACAGGTCTTGCGGCAAATCGAGATTGCCATTAAAAATTATTGTAACCCGTCACACAAAACGTAACTATGACCGCAATAATGTCCGCAATACAAAACTCGTAACAAACCCTTACAAATAGGACGTTTGGATGTGATGATCAGCTAAAACGTGCGGCGTGCAAAACGTAACTAAAACATACGACTAAGGGAATATTGCGGACACCCTTAAAAATGTTTAAAAAGCCTGTAAAGCCCGTTTAAATCAAGGGTTTCGGGCTTTTTTCTTTGCTTTAAGAAAGGGAATTGATTAAGGGAATTGCGGACAATCAGAATGTTGTATATTCATACTGAGAATATGAATATTATTACAGCTTTATGTTTTCCCCATAAGATGACAGGTATAAATTAGTGGCCTCTTTAGCATATTTGCACATTTCATTAAGTGTGCTATCTGAATCGCTTTTAAAGTCAAGCCAGCCTTGGACGTCTTGTGACGAAGGTAGAAGACCTTTTTTAAGTGTCACGCTATAAATCAGTCTTTCGATCTGGTGCATTATCCCTCTCAAAGCCATGTAATAACTTTTTCTGTCATCATCATTAAGCTCAGATCCTGATAAACCCATAGGTATAGTAAGCAAGCTTACAAGGTGGTCAACTGTCTCCACTATAAAAATGGAATCAGCATCATTAGATTTGCGTAATGTCTTTTCCAGCCTTGCTCTTAAGGCATTGAATTTTATGATTGAGCTTTCTGTTGCGCCTACATCCCATGTAGGCTCTGGCTCACCCATTCCCTTAGTCAGCCATTCTTCGTTGATATTAAATCTATAGCACACCAACCGTATCAATGATGTTGATGGGTTATCATTACCTTTTTCCATATTAGAGACATGAGTTTGAGAGATGCCGAGTTCTGAAGCAAAATCTTTTTGATTGAACCCCAGCATCTTTCTAACTTCTTTAAATCTATCGTTGATTGAAGCCATTATTACCTCTCCTATTCTTGATTAATGGAATCCAAATAAAACTGTTGACAATAATGGATTCCATTATTATAATAGAATTATCCATTCCGATTATAACGGCAGCAGTCAAAAAATACAAGGGGGTGAAAATATGCCGAGAACGACTAACCTCAATAATAAACCGCCAATTGGTAGAACGATTGGAAAGCGGCTAAAGCAAATGAACAAAGAGCAGAAATGGCTTGCACAAGAATCCGGGCTATCGGCAAGATATATTTGTGCCATCATGAACGGACACGCTATTCCTACGCTTGCTGTATTAAAGCAAATAGCAAAGCCGCTGAAGATGGACCCTTTTGATTTAGTTAGTGCATTATTCGGAAAAGAAATATAGACGTGACAAAAAACAGGGTTGCTATTTCTAACAGTCCAGAGTAAGGCAGGAGGTGAGCACTATTGGTATGGCTTACCACAAAGGAAGTCGCCGAGCTTTTACAGGTTAATGAACGTACTGTTCGGCGCAATATAGAGAAATACGAATACCGCCATATCGACGGTGCTGGAGGTAAGAGCGGCTTAAAGTATGAAATAGCCCTTCCAAGCCTATCGCAAGCCGCACAGGACAGATATCACGGTAAAGAGCGGGAACAACAAGATATCCTGCATTACACAGGCAAACAACGGGACGAGGCCAACGAAAAGGCGTGGATAGTTGTCCAGTATCACCAATCCAGCCTTTCTCCCGACAAATTTGTTGAGAAATTCAACACCGAAAACCCGTCCGAGGACGCTATCACTAAAAGCAAGCTGTTCCGCTGGCAGAGGAAATACAAGAGCGGCGACGTTGCTGGCCTGATTGACCAGCGCGGCGGTCATAACCGGGGACAGGATACAATCCCGGATGAAGCGTGGGAATGCTTCTATGCCCTATATATGACACAGCAGAAGCGCTCAATCAAACTCTGCTATGACCTGATAAAGCCATCATTCCAGAATATTCCGTCCGCGTCAGCGTTTGAACGGAAAGTCAGGCAAATCCCGCTTTATGCAATCCTGTACTACCGAGAAGGGTCGAAAGCCTTCAAGGACGCGCTTCCATCCATGGAGCGCAGCAAGCTTGACATTGAATCAAACGATATATGGTTCTCAGACCATCATCTTGCAGACGTATTTGTCAAAAGCGCGGATGGTCAGAAGGCTATCCGACCATGGCTTACTGTTTTCTTTGATGCGCGTTCCAATAAGGTAATGTCCTTTGTAGCCAGGAACGCAGACCCCAACGCAACCGTTGTTAAGCAGTGTTTCCGCATCGGCGCGGAGCAACATGGTATTCCCAACGAGGTTTATTTTGATAACGGTAAGGATTACCGTTCCAAGTATTTCAGCCGGGATTATCCCATGTCGCTGGGAAACCAACTGAACATCGGGATGATCTACGCTACCAAGTACCACGGGCAGGCCAAAACGGTGGAGCGGTTCTTTGGAACATTCACCAACAGATTCAGCCGGAGATTCCAGACATACACAGGCTGCAACGCTAAAATCAGGCCGGAATGTATGCAGACCTCCGACAAGGAGATATTAAAGCTCGCCCCAAGTCTTACAGAATACATTAAAATGCTCGCGGCCTACATACAGGAATATAACAACACGCCAAGTAAAGGCCGGGATTTAGACGGTAAATGCCCGGATCAAGTGTACTTTGAGAATCTAAAAACAAAGCGCGTTATTAGTGATTGTGACGCTCTGCGTCTCTTATGCGGTAATTCCGAGGAAAGAACCGTTCATAAAAACGGCATTTCCATCAAAAATAACAACTATTATCATGAATTGCTGGCGTCCCATGTGGGTGAGCGCGTGATTGTCGTTTATGACCCGGACAACATAGACAAAATCAACGTGTTTGACGTGGATATCCGCGCCATATGCGTAGCGGTGGCGAAGATAAGGACGCCGTTCCGTCATACCACCGAGGAGGACTACATCCGAGCCGCAAAGGAGAAGAAAGCTGCAAGAGCCGTCTACAAACGCTATAAACCCGCGCGTGAAATGGATATACATAGCATTATTGCAAAAAATCAGTCTATGGAAAAGACTTATAGCGAAACGGGAGAACCGCTTGTTATAGAGCAAATCGCGCCACAGGCAACGCAGAACACCGAGGTATTGCGCAACACAGACCAACCAGCAAGCGCGAGACGGATCAGGGACGAGGACAGCGCAAGCGCGATGTTGCTGGAATATTATCAAAAACAAGCGCAAGGAGGTTAAGACATGTTCGATGAAGCAAGACAGACACTGACAGAGTTTATGGAGCAGAGCCAAAAGTCACAGCGGCAAATTTCAAAGGAAACCGGGCTATCCACATCCGTCATATCTCAATTCTTAGGCGGCAGCTATGCCGGGGACAATGAGGAAGTAGCGAAAATCGTAAACCAGTATCTAACAGTCAGTAAAGCGCGTTTAAACAATGTTTCAAGCTCCTGCTTTTACGCCGATCTGTACAATACGAAAGAAGTCCTGTTTACCTGCTTTTACGCTCACCGTCACAACGATCTGGCTTTAGTCAGCGGAGACGCGGGAGCCGGGAAGACCACGGCGTTAAAGCATTACGCCGAAACAAATACGGGTGTAATCTTCGTCACGGCCAACGCTTGTACAACGTCTGCAACCTCAATATTAGGACTTTTTGGTGATAGGCTGGGACGCAATGTACCGGGCAGGAAAGCGGCCTTGATGAATACCCTTATCGAGCAGCTTGCGGGGACTAACAGACTTATTATCATTGATGAAGCCGATCACCTATCGCTGGACGCACTGCAAGCCGTCCGTAACCTCAACGATCTGGCAGGCGTCGGTATCGTTCTCGCAGGTAACGACAAAATTTACCGTCAAATGCTTTCCGGGCGAAGGAGCTATGAGTTTGATCAGCTTCGAACAAGGATCATCGTCCGCAAGAAGGTGTACAACGATTACACTGTGGAGGAAATGAGCGCAATGTTCCCCGGCCTAAGTCAGGAGTGTATTGGCTACATGCTCAAACTAGCCTGTGCCGAGAGCCTCAGAACAGCAAAAAAGCTCTATGACGTGGCTTTGGAGTTTACCGCCGTAAAAGGCCAAAAACTGACGGCCAAGCATCTACGCGATACGCAGAAACAACTTTTTGGGGAGGTAGTAGCATGATCAGTAAGATTGTAATAGATTCGATGCGGGACAACTTCAATGAGAAATTTGGACGGATTAGCAACCGCAGCCGTAGCCTTAAGGAAGCGATAGAGGCCATAAAGAAGCAAAAGGGAATAAAAGGGCTATCAGAAGAACATGTCAGTCTCTTTGAAGATAACCTCTATGCAATTATCAGCGCCGCTTCTGTACTTGGGTATTACATAGGTTTGCAGGAAGGGGCCGACATGATGCAATCGCTTTCCTCCGCTGATCTGCCTGAAAGGCTGATGGACGCTTTTGATGAATTGACGCATTATGGAGGACAACCACTGTAACATTAAGATTTTACATAAAAGGAGTAATAATATGAGCACGTTAGATACGACAGTTTCCATCAAATTATTTCAATCGCCCACTAACCACGACAGCCAAACCATAGAAACGCCGGAGATCGCTTCCTGTCCCTTTTGTGGTTCCCCTGCACAGCTAAGAGCTAGTGGCTTATATGCTGACTCAGCATACAGTGTAAAATGCACACGCTGTCATGTTACAACTACGCCTATAGCTATAGGCGAGTATATGAGCTATCACGGAGTGAAAGGCAAGACCTTTACGCAAGATGAAGCCCAACAGGAAGCAATAAGGATTTGGAATGCCCGGATATAAATGTCCTCAGACCCCGTTAGCACGCGTGCTAACGGGGCTGCTCCCGTTTTTGTGGGGATTTACTTATCGCCAAAGGGAAAGGGCTTAAATCGCCAGTAAACGGCTCACTACTTTTTGAACTAGTTCATTAGAAAGTTCTATGCACTATCGCTAGAATTATTACATAACAGGAAGGAGGAGGTGGTGCCAATGGCAGGCACATGGATGAAAGAAATCACTGCTGATATGCTTCCAGACAGTATGTACCGGGTTATCGCCGAGGAAATTGGTCTAGAGAACCTTATTAAACTAACCAAGCTGATTGGCGGCGCTACCTTTTATCTACCAAGCGCACAAAGGATATTACTGCCTGTGCGCAACAGTATCATCAGGGGGGAATACAACGGATATAACATTCCGCAGCTATCTCGCAAGTATGAAATTAGTCAACGGCAAATATATGAGATTGTCAAATCACATGAGGAGGATAAAACAAAATGATTATCAATCAGTCAACCATCCGGGACGCCTTCAGCAGCTTTAACACGGTGTTTAACAAGGCGTTTGCAGAAACAGAGGTACAATATCCTAAAGTGGCTATGGAAGTTCCTTCCGAAACGCGAGACGAAACTTATGCGTGGCTTGGAGCCGTCCCGAGTATGCGGGAGTGGATAGGCGACCGTCAGATAAGAAGCCTTGCGGTCTATGGCTATACCATCCGCAACCGGGACTTTGAACTAACCGTATCCGTTCCCCGTAATGATATCGAGGACGACTGCATAGGTGTCTTTAAGCCTATGTTCCAGGATCTTGCGTTCGCCGCACGTAAACACCCTGACAAGTTGGTGTTTGAACTGTTCGCCAAGGCTTTTACCGAAAAGTGCTTTGACGGAAAGCCGTTCATCAGCGATAACCATATGCCCGGTATTGAGGGCAAGAAGGTTAAGGCACAAAGCAACAAGGGGACTTCCCAACTCACCCCCGACAGCTACGGCGCAGCTCGTACACAGATACTTACCCTTGTCAATGATGAGGGCGAACCGCTGCGCATTGTGCCAGACCTACTGGTTGTATCGCCGCAGAAAGAAGCTGTTGCGCGTACGATTTTGGAGGCCACCGAGATTCACCAAGAGACGAATATCTATAAAGGCACGGCTGAACTGCTGGTTGTCCCCGATCTGGCGGCCAATCCCGAACAGTGGTTTCTGTTATGCACAAAGCGCCCTATAAAGCCCTTCATCTTCCAGAACAGGCGTAAGCCGCAGCTTGTGGCGAAAGACAGACCCAACGATGATAACGTGTTTTGGGAAAAAGAGTTTGTCTATGGCGTGGATTCCCGCTGCAATGCCGGGTACGGCCTGTGGCAGCTTGCTTTTGGCTCGACTGGCGAACAGGAGGCGGAACATGAATAACTTCATTATGATTGAAAACTCCGTAGCCGTTGAGAGCGGCGTCCCAAAAGAGTTTAAAATTCTTCCACTGGGACTGGTTCACAGCCAAAAAGGCGACTTCTTTGTAGACAATGAATCCTATTCCAATATCCGACAGGATTTTAAAGAACGGCAACTTCAAATCCCGATAGACTATGAGCATCAGACCTTAAAAGATGTTCAGGCTCCCGCAGCCGGATGGATTCAGGACATTATTTTGAAGTATGACGGCATTTACGCGACGGTCGATTGGACAGAAAAAGGCGCAGAGTACCTAAAGAACAGGGAATACAAATATTGTTCCCCCGTTATCATGGCTCGTAAAAGCGACCGCAGGGCGCTCAAGCTTCATTCCGTCGCCCTGACCAACAAGCCCGCCATCGACGCCATGACGCCCATCGTCAACAAAGATGCGTCATTATCCGGCGCTCCCGCCGCCGATGCACCGGAGGGCGATACTCTCCCGGGAAACGGCACGAAGCTGGAAATGCTTGCGGAACTGTTGCAGCTTCCCGCAACCGCGACGCTGGAAGAAATCTATCGGGCGGTGGCAGCGCTGCTGGACAATCAGACGGCCTTAAAGCTCAAGGCAGAAGCTATAGAATTTGAGGCACACAAGGCGGAAGCGGAAAGCGCGATTACTATGGCGCTAAAGGAGGGCAAGCTTGCTCCTTTTCAACGCGATTGGGCCTTTCGTAGTGCCATGACAAATTTTGATGAGTTTATCCTTTGGCTTAAAACCACGCCGCAAGTAGTTCCAACGGGGGAAATGTGCGCCGATAATATTGAATCTCGGCGCGTAGCTTCCCGTAGCGCCGAGCTCATGGGGCTTTCACATGAGGATATTAAAAAGTATGGAGGACAATCGAAATGACAGATTTTCAAAGCACGGGAAGGCAGAACGCTGCTGTTCGAGGCTACATATTGCGTATGCTTGTCAAGGGCCATCAGTACGGTCTGATAGTGCGCCGCATTTCGAACGACCTTATGCGGGATGGGCTTATCGCTGACCCTAGTATATGGGAGCCGCTAAAGTATCTCGCAGACATGGGGCTAATTGAGTTTACCGACGCGAGGATTACTCCCTACACCGCCTACGAGAATGACGGCGTGGCGCGGCTCACTACAAAAGGCGTCCGTTTCATTGAGAACGGCGGCGACACGGAATCGGGGATTGATTTGTAATGTCAAAGGCCAGAAAGCCACGCTCCGATGCGAAGATGTACCAGCTTCCAAAGCATATTCAAGATGGCGTTAACGAGCGTTTAATCAACTATAATATGAGCTATGCGGATATCATTACATGGCTTGCCGAGCAGGGATACAAGGTCAGCCAATCATCGCTGTCGCGGTACGCTTTCAAGGTGTTTGAATCGGCTCAGCGCATTGCCGACGACTTGGAAAAGACCAAGTATATCATTGACACCATTGGCAGAAATCCCGACCTTGATACCACTGAGGCCACAGCAGCTATATTAAAAAGCGGCCTGTTGCAAAAGATATCCTCCGCAGAGGAGGAGTTTAACGACATTCCTATAGAAAAGGCCGGACAGCTTTTTATCCAGCTTTCCAAGGCCGAGGCTGACCGCAAGAGGACTGACTATTCCACGCGAAAAAAGCCAACTTAGCTTTTGAGCAGATGGAAGGCGACCTCATGAGTAAAATCAAAGCTTACCCGGAGCTTGCCCAGAAGTTGCGTAGTGTGTTGGTTGAGGCCAGAGCCAAAGCTTTGTCAGAGGAATGAGGTAATAAAGGCTCGCCCTGCTAGTTGTGGCGAGCCTTTATACTGCATATTTATTCCGGTTATTATTCATTTAATCCCGGCTAATTTCCACTTATTTGCGGCTATAATTACATTTTGCCTGATGTTTCAATTACGTTTTGCGTGACGCGCTACAGATGTGGTAATTCTCCGCGCTACGGGAAATGTCCACGTTGGGATTGCTCCGATACTTTTCTTTTTTGCGCTCATGATGGGCTTCCAAAGACTTGGCAGGCCCGCCTTTCATCTTGGCGAACCGTAATATGGCAAACGGCATATTGGCACATCCTTTCATTTTTAGCTTGGTGTTACGGGTGAGAGGTTCATACACCTGTCCGGCTTATGAAAGCAGGGCGCTTTTCCCTTCGCCCGCTTTCCTGCGGGCTTCGGAAAAACCACCCTGCTTTCCCGCCGCGAAACCCGCCCCCGCACAACAGCAGCGGGGTCAGATTTCACGTCGGTCGCCGGAGCAGGTGTAACACACTATACCTTGCGCGAGCGCAAGGTGTGTGGCGGGGCGCTGCCCCTGCACCCCGCACGGGTTCGCCCGCGAAAAAAGGCCGCTCCCGCGCCCTTTTTTCACCGTGCGTCCCCGCCTGAAATGCCGCCGTGCGCGCGGCATTTCAGAGGGAACGACGGGGGCAGGACGGGGAAACGGCGGGGACGAGGGGCAACAAAAAACGATATGCCCTCAGTTTGAGAACATATCGTTTTTATTGTTAGCAGCCCGTTCCGGTCTGTTTGTTTGTCCCCTTGTATACTTTGGCGAGCGCGAAACAATCCAGAAGCGCGTAACGGACGCTTACTACTCCCGGTGTCAAAAGGGCTTTCACATGAGCGGGAAAGCGCCTTGCGGATACAAGCTGGAGCCTACCGTCATACAGGGGGTACGTTCAAAAATGATGGTGGAAGAACCGGAGGCAGCGGAGTGCGTAAAGCTGATGTTTGAAATGTATGCCGAGCCGGATATATCACTTGGCGACATTACCCGGCACTTTGCGGAGCAGGGTATCGACTTTGACGGGAAGGAGCTACAACGGAAAACATTATCCATCCTGTTACGAAATCCTGTATACGCACAGGCTGATTTGGAACTGTACGAGTTTTTCAAAAGCCAGGGTGCGGCTATCGTCAATGACGTGGCGGACTTTACCGGGACAAACGGCTGTTATCTCTATCAGGGCCGGGACGTAGCCGAAAGCAAGAATAGCAATTTGAAAGACCATATTCTTGTTATTGCACCGCACGAGGGGCTTATATCTTCGGATGTATGGCTTCAATGCCGCAGAAAGCTGATGAACAATTCCAGTTTCGGTAGTACGCGCAAGGCCAAAAACACATGGCTTGCGGGGAAAATCAAATGCGGCAGGTGCGGGGCTGGCCTTATGAGTACGCCCAGTCCGTCAAACGGCTTTTATTTCCGGTGTAGGACGCGAGCCGACAGGGGAACCTGTAGCGGGTGTGGAACGCTCCGTGTCGGTGAAGTCGAACAATTCATCTATGATGAAATGCAAAAAAAGATGGCCGAGTTTCAAACGCTGACGGGCGGCAATCCC